GGTTGAAGGAACGACTTCATACAACGGTATACATAAGATAATAGCAATAGGAACTACGAGTATTACTTTAGATACTGGTTACACAACAGATACATTTGCTGGAACACCTCGAGTAAGATTAGAAAAGAATTGTACTTACATAGTGTATGAGGGAGAATCTCTGCGATATTTCGGTTTGACATATACCCCTAACTGGTACATCATTGAAATAAACGGTACTTATTACAAATATGATTTAGGTTCTCAGGGATTAAGTCTGAATAAAGATAAGTGGTACGCCATCTCTATTAATGTTTCTAATTCCTTTGATCAAATTAGCTTGTTCATATATGAGACTATTAAAGACCACGGAGCAATTGATCCTAATCTAACTTCTGAGTTAGAACTTAAATTCTCTGAAACTAAAGATCTTCCAGATACCAGTGTACCTGATAATCACGCATGGAAACTTTTAGCCTCCGATACAGACTTAACAAATATTAGGATATTTACTAAACCTATTGAAGAAGAGCAACAAAATGTGGTTTTAAGTCAATATGTCGTGAATGATACACACCTCACCCTCTTAGTAGACAATGCTACACCACAACTTAAATTACCTAAGGTAACTAATCCACGTTAGAATATATAATCTAAATTGGTTAATTAATGAAAGAAGACTCCAAGAATAAAATTAGGTCTAGTTTAGATGACCTAATAGGCCATGACCTTCCTGATGAAGTTCCAGGCTTAAAGGACACTCCTAATCTTGTTCCTGTAAAGTCACCCGAAAGAGAGACAAATAATCAAGCTTTGGTTAGAGCTGCCACTAAAGCTAAGGGTGTGATGGATAACTTACTTAAATTCTATTTGAGTGAAGAGATTATTGAAGAACAGGAATATATTAAAGCCAAATCGGAACTTGATAAGTATGCCCTTTCGATGTTGATCCGACAGATGGAAAACAGTGAACATGCTATTACTTTACTCATGGATACTATAAATGAAGGTGATGTGGCACCTAGAATGTTTGAGGTACTAAGTGATTTACAAAGAACTCTGTTAGACATTATTAAAAGTCAAACGATGTACATGGTAGCTGTTGAAGAGAATGTTAAGAAAATTTCTAGAGACTTAGATGTTTATCACGGCAAAGGACCACATAATAAAGTAGATAGTAAGGTAAGTTCTAGAGGAACTAAAGAATTGATGAAAGCTTTACAGGATTCTATAGAAGATGATGAAATAACAGACATAGATAGTAATGAAGATGAAGAATAACTATCTTTTGATAGAAGATATAGTTGAACAGAAAACTAACAGTGGGCTTTGGATTCCTCCTGATCCTAAAAACAGAAAAGCTAAAGTGTTGGAAATTGCTGAAGGAGAAGAAGACATAGAGGTGGGAGATGTTGTCTTAAAGGGCATTGGTAGAGGAACTTCTATTAGAATAGATGGAAAGTGGTTAGAAGCTATTCATAAAAATAATCTTTTAGCAGTATTAAAATAAATGATTGGGCAGGTGGAGAAAATAAATAAATGATTATATAATGGGTAGACCACAAGCAGAAAGTTCAGGTTTTGATTATGATATTGCAAAGAGTGATAACAGATCTTCGTGGGATACAAAGAAGGCTGCTCAATTAATAATAGCTTTAGATGATGGATACAAACCTAAGACTACCCCTTTTTATGAAGGGAATTTCAATCTACGAAGAGGTAACATAGTTTTTGATTATACTAAAGAAGAGATCAAGGAAATTAAAAAGTGTGCTACCGACATTGTCTATTTTGCTAATAATTATTGTACAGTAATGACGGATCACGGTCTACAGACGATAACTCTTCGTGATTACCAAGAGGAGATGCTGAAACAATTCCAAAAAGAAAGATTTAATATATGTGTTGCAAGTCGTCAGGTTGGTAAGACTATCTGTTCTTCCATCTACATTGCTTGGTATGTTCTTTTTAATTTTGACAAGAATGCTTTGGTTCTTTCTAATAAGGGAGCCACTACCCGAGAAATTATAGATAAGGGAAAGACTATTTTAGAACACCTCCCTTTCTTTTTGAAACCTGGAGTTTTAAAATGGGATGTCTTTAATACTAAATTTGATAACGGATGTAGGATCATAGGACAGACTACCACGAAGAAAGCTGCTATAGGTTTTACTATTCACTTATTGTTCATGGATGAGTTTGCCCACATACCACACAATTTTGTGAATACCTTTTATGAGAACGTATATCCAACCGTATCCGCTTCTGCTAATTCTAAAGTTATCATTACAAGTACACCTAATGGCTTCAATAAGTTTTATGATATTTACTCTGCTGCTGAAAAAGGTTTAAGTGAATACACAGCCTTCCGGGTAGATTGGTGGGATGTTCCTGGAAGAGATGAAAAGTGGATGGAACAAGAAATAGCTAATCTTGGCAGTGAAGAAGCCTTTAATAGGCAATATGGAAATCAATTTATTGCAAGTTCTTCTTTACTCTTAAGTCCAGCCAGTCTAAAAAAGATAGGTGATAATCAAAAGGATTATATTTTTAAAGACATTATAGAGTTGGAAGATGCTGATAGTGATTATAGTGGATTAGTATGGGAACCTAGCTTTGATATGGAATCTATTGAAGAAGATGAAAATTATTGGCTCTTTTCTGTAGACTTAGCTGAAGGTAACGGTGGTGATTATTCTGTAATTAATATATTCCAGGTAGGCCTCATGGAACAAGCAGATTTTAAAAACGTGACTTCTCCTGGAAGTTTTATAGATTTTTTCTGTCTTAAACAAGTGGGAAGGTTTAGAAGTAATGAACACACTATAGAAGATTTTGCAAAAATTTTGTATACTTTAGCTCTTGATATGTTTTATGGGGAGAATGTTAAAATGATAATAGAGTGGAATATGTTTGGCTCGGAGTTGGTTAAAAGACTTCAGACTGTTTTTCCTCAACGAAATAATTTTGATGAAGAGATGATTGTCAAGTTTAAACACCGAGTAGATGCTAGGGGAAAGAATTTTGGATTGAAAGTTAAGAAAGACAATAAACCTATTTTTTGTCAGAATTTTAAAAAATATGTGGCTCAAAATAGAATCGTCCTTTCAGAGAAAGAAACGGTGAGAGAAGCTGGTACATTTGGTAAAATGCTGAATGGTACATATGCAGGTCAACTAGGTAATGATGATCTGATAATGACATGTATAAATAGTTCTGAATTTCTTACTACCATAGACTTTTCCGATTTTGCTGAAGAAATTTATGAGTTAACACCAGAGGTTGTACAAATCCAAATTGAGAAAATATTAGAACAGGATTCTAGAGGAGGCCACCTTAATTATGATATTTATGAGATCATATAATTTTCTTGGGTTGGTTGAATATATAAAAAAACATAAAAAAAATAATATAAGATGGCACTAGATCCACAAATAACTACCCTCAAAGCATCCGGTACATATCGGTTTGAATTTGATAAAAGTCAAGTAGTAAGTATTCCTGCTGAACAGACCAGGTTAATAATCGGTTTCTCCAAAAAGGGGCCAGTTAATACACCCGTCTTTGTACCTGATACTGGTTTCTTTAAACAAGTATTTGGTGATATTGATAGAAATTTAGAAAAGAAAGATTCTTATTTTCAGAGAAGCTGTTTAGTAGCTTTAGAAAGAGGACCTATTTTAGCTCTTAATCTTCTTCGTCTTGATGATGATGATGATCAAATAGAAGCTATTAAATTTGCTACTGCATGTACACCTTACAGCATACAAGATAATTCAGGAGATGACTATCCTTATTCTGGCTTTTTTAATCAAGATAAATTTTGGTTCCCAGATACTGAAGCATTTTTAAATAATGTAGGTTACAGCACAAGTTATTCTGGAAGCGGAACTACTAATGATTTATTAGATGTTACCAATATAGGTAAGACACCTATCTCAGTTATTATTAGAAAAGCTGCTCCTGAAAATGTAAATGGCTTTAATGTTACAGTTAAAGAATGGTACGGAGCTGCAAATGTACCAGGATATCTAAACGGTGATAGTTTAATATCTGACTTTATGGTTGATGTATTTGTGATTGACGGTAATTGGGGTGGAGAATTTAGTTCTGCGAATCCTTACGAACGTTTTGATTCTGATCCTACATTCCAAACTTATTTCAATAAGACTAAGGGAATGCTCAGAAAGATTAACCCAGATGATGGAACTGATACTAAACTTCAGGAATTCTTTAATGAAGATGAAGTTGAACTAATTGCTCAGTACACATCTTCACTATTACCAAATTTCATTGACCAATTAGGAAACAACCTATTTGTAGAAAACATGGTCAATAGAGACAGTGCTACTACTGGCTGTTATGTTACAGTTAATGAAGATTTATTTGATGGAGAGACAATGTTAGACGGAGTTCCTGCTGGAATAGATTTAATAGGACACAACTTAGAATGGGTACAACAAAACAGTGCTCAGACAGACATTAATTTCTTATCATATGAAGATACTATTGCTGCTGACTTAGAGTTCTGTAGAGAAACTGCTGATGTTCAAACTATACTCCCGCCCGATCCTCTCGGAGTCGTTGCACTTAATACTGCTGGAGATATAACTATAACTGTACTTTCTACTAGTGGTGCTTATGCAGATTTTGTTGGAATGACAGCAGCAGGAGCCGGATTAGGAAGTTACATTCAAATGAATGATCCTGGTTCAGCCTTTTTATTCGCTCCTATAATTAATATAAACATAACTCCTACTGTAGTGACAGTGACACTCTCACCTGTTAATGCTGCGCCAGCTGATTTCGATATGGGTGGAGGAACTCCTTTAAATTATCTTAATCCTGTAGACATAGATCAAGTTTCTATGGAATGGACTGATGCTACACCTTACGCACCAGGGCCTGCCTCGGTAAGTACTGCAAACATCGTAGCATCTACAGGAACTACTCTTTATACACAGTATACCACAGGCGCTCTTACTACCGGAGACGAATCAAACTTTGGTGTGGCTGGAGACACTACAAGATGTTGGTTAGACTTTAATACTTTTGACAGTGCATTCTTCTATACAGGAAATCCTGTTGATAGTGTACTTGACATTGGAACTATTTCTGATCCTGCTTATTACATACCAAGCGTTAGGGTAACTCCTTACGAGGATGAAGACTTTACTTCTCCTGTAACTACATTTGGTACTGCAAATCAGGTATTTCAATTAGATACAGACTTACCTGGATATACAGGTGCAGGTGGTGATATTCACGATACTTTCTGGACTTCAGGCGGAGTAGCTGCACCATCTCACTGTTTAGTTATTCAGAGCTTGAAAGGTTCAATGAATCAAACATTCGAAATAATAGCTTCTTCTTCTACTGAACCAACACTCTATCCTAACCAGGTATTGCTAGAATCTCCAAATACAGATACTATCGTTGGTAACTATTTGGTACACCAAGAAGGTGATGCTTCTGGGGGTCAACCTTCAAGGTTAACCCGTATAAATGTTGTTAAGGGCGGACAGACTACCGCTGATTATCCGGCTATACCGGTTGGAGTGACTGCATTGTTGATAGAATGTCAAAGTGAAGTTTTAATCAGAAACATTGGAGGAGATGATACTGTGGAATTATACTATCCTATTGATTCTTGGATAGACTATTTTAATATCTTTACCTTAGACGGTTTCACTTTACGAGCCGATTACAGTATTCCTGATGGAACTAATGATCGACAAAATGAAATCTTAAATGATACACTAAGCGGAACCAACTTAGCCGGTGCGTTAACTGATAGAGACATAATCAGTTACCGATACATCGTAGATACTTTTGGAAACGGAATAGAATCTGGTTCTAAATCAATCTACTTCGGTCTGTGTAAAGACAGAAAGAATGCATTGGCAATCTGTAATGCACCTTCAGTCAGAGACTTTAAGGACAGTGTAGATCCAGTGTTTACGGATCTTCAGGGTTCTCTTTCAACTCGATTTATTTCAACGGGCGGAGACTTAAGTTTGAATCCAACGGTTAGGTACTCACTACCTTCTATAACACAGGGTGCAAGCTTCGGCTGCTTCTATTTCCCTTATATGTTAGTTAGGGACTTAGGAAAGAACATAACTGTTATTCCTGCTCCTTACGTATCTAACAACTTTATTGATAAGTATGCTACTGCATTACCTTGGTCAATCGTTGCTGGAGTTCGTCGAGGTGTTGTTGGAGGAGCTGGTGTTGTTGGAATAGAATTTAATCTGGATAAACAAGATAGAGAATATCTTGAACCTTTCGGATTGAATCCAATTGTATTCCAAAGAGGAGCTGGACCAACTATCTTTGCAAATAAAACTGCACAGCAAACTATTAAGTCTGCTCTAAGTTCAATTAACTGTAGAGAGGTTGTAATTTACATCCAAGATGGAATAGAAGCAATACTTAAGAATTATTTGTTCGAATTTAATACTGCTCAAACAAGATTAGAAATTAAAACTTTAGCGGATAACTTCTTATCAACGGTTCAAAATGATGACGGTGTTTATGATTACAGAAACATTATGGATGAGACTAACAATCCACCAGAGGTTATTGATCAGAACATAGGTATCATTGATACTTATATCGAACCCGTTAAAGGCTTGGAAATATTGGTGCAAAGAACCACGATATTAAAGACTGGAGCGATAAGTTCTGGAAATTTCCAATAAGAGCATGAATAAATAAAAAAAACAGAAAAACATGGCATTACCACACTATACACAAGCAAGAGCTAGTACTCAGCTGTATGAACCAATTCAGGCTAACCTATTTGAGGTAACTGTCTTTACTCCCCAGGGAGATGATACTGGACTTATACTGGAACACGTTAGATCCATAGGAGGGCTTAATAACTTAAACCCAACTGTAGATGCCGTTGGTCAGAAGTATAAATTCTCAGATCGTTCTTATGCCGGGATGCCAGGACAGACTTTCGTTGATTTATCAATGAACTTTACCCTTAACTTAAATGAAGCTAATGGAAACTACATTTATACTACATTTAGGAATTGGTACAAATTAATATATGATCCTTTGACTGCTGAAATGACGTTAAAGAGAGATTATGTTGGAAGCATGATAATCGTTCAATACAACCGAGCTGGAGATATTTACAGAAAAGTTACCTGTAAAGACATATTCCCAACTGGTCAACCTGGATGGGCTGACGAATTGAATTATGATTCTGCTGATCCTGTAGAATTAGCGATGACCTTCCGTTGCGATCACTGGGTCGATGAGAACGTTGGAGATTAATTTTATTTAGGAAAATAATTATTTTTAAGGAAATTGGGGCTAGTCCCCAATTTTTTTGTCCAAGTACTAATATATAATATAGAATAAATAATCTAAAATGGTTGTATATAAGATAACTAATACGAAAGATGGGAAAGTTTATGTGGGGTATTCTCACAATGATAACCCTAATAACTTTGGAACTGGAAAATATATCAAAAGAGCGGTTAGAGATTTAGGAGCTGATTCTTTTGAAAGAGAAGTTATTGACTATTTTGATGATAGTGCTTTAGAAGAAGTTCTTCAGAATGTAGAACGATGGATCAAAGCATATCAGTCGGATAATCCTAAGTATGGATATAATGAAAGAGCCGAAGATTGTCTTCCACAAAAAAGGAGACTTACTAAAAAATTACAAGTTCTTATTACACCACAAGATGAAGAAGTGTTAAGTAGCATTTTAATAAGAAAGTCAATGGAGAACGGAACAAAACCCATTTCTATTTCTAAGTATGTGCGCCAGCTTATCAAATTACACATAGTTAAAGAAACTTCAAATGAGCATATAATAGATAGAATTAAAATAGAAAGTTAAACCATGAACGAAGTAGAAAATACACACGAAGATAACATTAAGAAAGAATTTGAGCAAAGCCAAGGAGCAGACACTGATACAGTAGAAGCTTCTGAAGTTCAACGAACCCCTGATGGTAAAATTTCTTCTTTAGGCAAAGTAGACACTCGCAAGGGTAGGGGTGTTACACCTGTAGATGATCCAGAAATTAAAAGAATTCAAGAATTAGTAGGATATATTGAATTTGATTTAGCTCAACTTCCATCAGGAGGTAAATTTTACAGAGATGATTTTCAAATCCACATTCGAGCTGCTAGGGTCGGAGAGATTAGAAATTTTTCTACTATGGATGAGAATCACTTAAAAGATGTAGATGATAAGTTGAATGACATCTTATTAATGTGTACTAAGCTTACTTTTGGAAAATCTGTAGGTTCTTACAAAGATATTTTAGAAGAAGATAGAATTTACTTATTATTGGCTATTCGAGAACTTACATTTAAAGACGGTGAAGCCAAATTAATGTTGAAATCTAAAACTCATGAATGCCCTACACGAGGTTCCGTAGATAAAGTGGAATTAAGGACAGAGAACTTAGATTTTCAATTACCTGAAGAACAAGTGATGAGATACTATGATGAAGAAAATAAGTGTTATGCTATCCAGACAAAATCTTACGGTGAGATTAGAATGGCTCCTCCTACTATCGGAGTTATGAGAGCCGTTACAAATTACATTACTAAGCGTGAAGAAGAAGGTACCAGCTGGGACAAATCTTCTCTACAGGTTATTCCTTATATTATACGGGAATGGAGAGGTTGGACTGATCGTGATATTTTTGCTACTGTTACTGAATTTCAAGGATGGGAGGCATCTAAATATTCTGTTATCTTCCGTTTAGCTGAGAAAATGAAAGTCGGTGTTAAACCTGAACTTAAACATATCTGTCCGGGGTGTGGCACTGAGGTGTCTGCACCCCTTGAGTTTCCCGACGGCATTAAGTCTCTTTTCGTTATTCCAGATATCTCTGGAGAACTTCTTTAAAGTCCGTGTCATTCTCTTGGAAAAGTTACACTTACAGCCAAGCGAGTTAGATTCTCTTCCTTTTTATGAGTATGAATATACTCTTCAGTATTACAATGAACTCCTTCAGGAGAGAAAAGATGGTGAAGACAAAAATCAAAAGGAACAAAGCGATAAATACAATATAAAAGGAATGCAGAATAGCATGTCTAAAGGGCTTCAAACTCCAAAGATGCCATCTTTTTCAATGCCAAAGATGCCTTCCCTATAAAAATTAATTGTTGAATGGCAAGGGTAACTCTCGCAGATTTAGCTGCTCCTCTTAAGAAAATTGAACAGTATACTGAAAAGTCCGAATCTACCTTACAGGTGGTAGAAGAATTAGTGTATGCCGGTCAGACCATCCAAGGTGCAATTCTCAAAGAATTAGAAAAACAAACTAAATTACTTCAATTATCATTAGCAGGCAAGGCCGCAGGTGCAATTAAGAAAAAGAAAGCTCCTAGCATAGGCAAGGCTGCTAAAGGTGCCACTAAAGAGATGGGTGGATTGGCAGAAGGTTTAAAAGCCATAGGTCTTGGAGCCGGCGATCTTGCAGCTGGTATGTTTAAGTTTCTTCTTGTTCCCAAGAAAGCTGTGAATAAGTTTTTAAAGATTACAAACCAAGTATTTGAAGTATTTTCTGATCCAAAGATCGATCCTAAAACGATCAAGCACTCTTCTAAAGCATTCAAAAGAATTGCTGAGTCTATTTGGCTTTTTGCTAAAAGTCTCGCAAAAGCTATGTTAGTTCTTCCTTTAATTCAGTTGGGTATTGATAGTTTTTTGGATATACTGAAAAAGGTCATGGATAAGTTCAAAAAATTTGATAAGGTTGATAAAATAGAGGCTGCAGCAGATGCCCTTATAGTAGTAAGTAAGTCTATATGGGAATTTTCTAAAGCTTTAGCTCTTTCGGCTTTATTACTGATACCCGGTATGTTTGCAATTCCACTACTCTTTGTTTCCATAAAACTTGTGAGCAAGATTTTTATCGGTATGGGTAAAAATACTGCAAAGATTAAGAAGGGTGGTGAGGCTTTAAAAGAAGTTGGTTTAGGCATTAGAAATTTTGCAATTGGATTAGCTTTATTCGCTTTGACCACAATGTTTATTTTAATGTCACCTAAGATAATGATTGGTATGATACTTTCTCTGATATTAATATCAGGTGCAGTATGGCTTATTGGTAAAATGAATAAGAGAAGGGCTGTCACAAAAGGTGCTCGAGCACTTAAGGGAATGGGCGTGGGATTAGCGGCTTTCGGACTCGGCTATATGGTATTTGCATGGGCTGTAGGAAGCCCAAAATGGGAAGACATACTTAAACAAGTAGCAGTTTTAGCTGGCATAAGCTTAGTG